TGATCAGCAACGAATGGCTAACAAGCAGACGGAGTTCCAGCAACGTTTAGCTAGTCAAGAAAGGCAGACGCAGGCTCGCATTGATGCAGCTATGCAACGTGAATTGTTGAAGCGAGGTAATTAATATGAGAGTTAAAGTAAACGGGGCACCGCCCAAAAACCCGCCAAAGCCCGTAAACAAGGCGGTTATTGACGGCCAAGGGTCTATTCCTTATGCCACAACTGTAGAAGAAAAGACTCCAGATACCATGTTTGCCAAGGTAACTACAGGCAAAAAGCGTGGTATGGGAGCGGCTTTGCGAGGCTCACGATTCACCAGCGCGTGATAAGGAGTTCTGATGCTACAAGCACTGATTGGCCCGGTTACGGGCTTACTAGACAAATTCATACCGGACGCTGACGAAAAAGCAAGGCTTGCGCATGAAATTGCAACCATGTCAGAGCGCCACGCTCAAGAGCTTGCAAAAGGTCAGATTGAAATTAACAAGGCTGAAGCGGCGCATAAATCTATGTTTGTCGCGGGTTGGCGGCCATTTGTTGGGTGGACTTGCGGGGTTGCTTTGGCTTGGCACTTTGTGGGTCAGCCTATTGCTGTTTTTGTTATTACATTTGCTGGTGTGGACGCCCCTCCGTTACCTGTATTTGAAATGGAAAGCCTTCTTACAGTTTTGCTTGGGATGCTCGGCCTCGGTGGTTTACGTACCTTTGAGAAAACCAAACAGGTAGCTCGCGAAAAATGACACCGGAACAGCTTAATGCGTGGAGAATCATTCCCAGGATATTGATGTTTGCCATGATAGGTATGACATACAGAACGGTTGAGTGGTTTATGAGTCTTCCAGACCCTAACCCGGAGCAGGCTGCATTAGTTTCGGTTATGACCGGAGCCCTTACGGGTGCCTTTGGTTTATTTTTGGGCAAAAAAGAATGACTTACAAATACTTCACAGAGGAAGAGTTTGTTTGTCAGGAAACGGGCAAAAACGAGATAGTTCCTGAGTTTATTCACCGTTTGGACGAATTAAGAGAGTTGTGTGGTTTTCCTTTTACCATTACATCTGGATATCGCTCGCCACAACACAGCATTGAAGCGGCCAAAGCTGCCCCGGGAAAACACACAGAAGGTATTGCTGCTGATGTGCGGGTTGTAGATGGGGTTCAACGACGAACCATCATAGAAAAAGCTTTGACTCTGGGTTTTGGTGGTATTGGCGTGGCTAAAAGCTTTGTTCATGTAGATATTCGCGAATCAACCCCTGTCGTTTGGACATATTGACTTCGTGTTCTTATACCATCATGATATATAAATACGATTGTATAAGACGGAGCGCATGTGGATTCGCTACAATTGGCGCAATTTATTCAAAAGACAATTAAAGAACGCCGATTACAAGTTTTAGGGTTACTAGAAAACAACGGTGTTAAATCAATGGAGCAGTACCAAAATTTGATGGGCGAAATATCGGCATTGAATTTTGTACTACAGGAACTCACGGGCCTGCTAGAAAAACAGGAGCATTTAGATGACTGATGTAGCAGAAGAGTTAGATTTGGAAACCGCCTCTGAAGGCGTAAAATCTCTTTACAAAGCACCTACCCCAAAAGTCCTTGATCCCGAGGCCGTCGATAAAAGCCTTTTAGACCGTATGCCACAGCCCACAGGCTGGCGCATGTTGATTCTCCCGTACCGGGGCAAAGAAACTACCGAAGGCGGCATTGTCCTACCTAATAAAGTTTTGGATGACACACAAATCCAAACGGTTGTGGGTTATGTCGTGAAACAAGGGCCGTTGTGCTACAAAGATCCGGAAAAGTTCCCAGACGGCCCGTGGTGCGAGGAAAAGCAATGGGTGGTTTTTGCTAGATATGCGGGGTCTAGATTCCGTATAGAGGGTGGAGAGTGCCGTATTTTGAATGATGATGAAGTGCTGGCTACTATTGATGACCCAGAAGATATTCTTAGTCTGTAACGGAGGGATACAGCATGGCTAATGCTGCGGAAGACACTCAATTTGAATTGGATGTAGGGGACGCTGAAGAAACGGAAGTGGAATTAGAAGCTCCCCAGGAAGAAGAAACGCCGACTGAAGAAGTCGTAGATACCACTGTACAAAAGGATAGCGCCTCTACAGATTCACCATCTTCAGATGATGCGGAGATGGAGCAATACAGTGAATCCGTGAAAAAACGTATAAATCGCCTCACTAAAAAAATGCGAGAGGCGGAGCGAGAACGTGATGAATCCATCAGCTATGCGCAAAAAGTGCAGGCTGAAGCGGAACAAATACGTCAAAGAATGCAAAATTTAGATCAAGGGTTTATGGCAGAACATGGCCAACGTCTTGATTTACAACGAGAACAAGCCGAAGCCGCATTAAAAAGAGCCGTAGAGCTAGGAGATGCGGAGGGCACGGTAGCTGCTCAAAAAGCTTTGACCGATGTGACAATTGCAGCTAACAACTACGCTCAAGCACAAAGGCGAAGTCAAGCGCAGCCGCAAGTGCAGCCGCAGCCGCAGCAACCTGTGTCACAGGACATCCAGCAACCACAGCGGCCAGACCCTAAAGCGGAGCAATGGGCTCAAAGAAATACGTGGTTCGGTCAAGATGAGGCCATGACCTTTGCGGCTTTTGGAATTCACAAAAAATTAGTTGAAGAAGAGGGGTTTGACCCGCAAGGGGATGACTACTACAATGAATTGGACTCTAGAATTAAGCGGGAGTTCCCGCATAAATTTGGAGAAGAGCAAGTCACTGGCCGCAAACCCGCTCAGAGTGTAGCCAGTGTTTCACGCTCCACTAAAACTGGGCGCAACAGTAAAAGGGTTAGACTCTCCCAGACCCAAGTAGCGATTGCTAAAAAATTGGGAGTGCCGCTTGAAGAATACGCGAAATACGTGAAGGAGTGATTGGAATGTCAACAGAGAAAAAAAGCTTTGAGGGCACCAAACGTTCTTCCCGTGAAGCAGCGACGAGGGAGAAACAGGGACGGCGTAAGCCTTGGGCTCCCCCATCTATGTTGGAAGCGCCGCCTGCGCCAGAGGGTTACAAACATCGTTGGATACGCGCCGAAGTAAGGGGTTTTGATGACACCAAAAATATTTCGGCAAGATTGCGAGAAGGCTATGAGCTTGTTCGGCAAGACGAATATCCCGATTTTGAATCTCCGGTAATTGAATCAGGTAAATATGAAGGTGTGTTTGGCATTGGTGGATTAATGCTTGCACGTATACCGCTTGAGACTGTGGAGGAACGCGCTGAGTATTTTGCTCAACGAAACGCGGATCAAATGGAAGCTGTCGAAAGTGATATGTTGCGAGAAAACGCTCACCCAACCATGGCGATCAGTAAACCTGAACGTCAGACTCGTGTAACTTTTGGCGGCCCAAAGAAGTAGGGCCGCACAGAATGGAGAACTAAACTATGGCAAATTCAGATACTGCCTTTGGTCTTCGTCCTGTAGGTCTTGTAGGAAGCGGTGTTAACAGCACCGGCGTTACTCAGTATGAAATTGCTAGTAACAACACCAATGCTATTTTTAACGGAAGCATTTGTGTTCCAACTGCTGCAGGCGTCATAGACCAAGCTGGAGCTACAAGTGGCGGCACTACGCAAGCCCTTGGCGTTCTGGTAGGGGTTGAATATCAAGATGCCACACAAAAGAAACCTGTGTTTCTTAATTACTGGCCCGGATCAGGAAGCGTATCTGTCGATACCAACTTTCCTGTAAAGGCTCTTGTGGCTGATAACCCTGATCAATTGTTCGTCGTAGCGGCGGATGCCACCCTCACTGACCGAGCTACTGCATTAACAGCTGTTTTTGCTAACGCAAGCCTGGGAACGTCTGCTCGTACCGGTTCTACCGATACAGGTAAGTCAAATTCTCAGCTTTCCGTAAGCAGTATTGCTGTTACTGCAACGCTACCATTGCGTATCGTAGGCTTGGTTGACGATGATGCTAACAATGATTATTCGTCTGCAGGAGCGCATCTGCTTGTTCGATTGAACGCTCATTTCAACGCTGGCACACGTGGTTTTGCTTCGCAAACCACCGCCGACTCAACCGGCATTTAAGGGGGATTAAGTAATGGCTATTTCTCGCGCCCAGTTGGCGAAGGAACTTGAGCCCGGGCTTAACGCTCTTTTCGGACTTGAGTATGATCGCTATGAGCAGGAACACGCTGAAATCTTTGAAGAAGAGACTTCAGATCGTGCTTTCGAAGAAGAAGTGATGCTGTCTGGCTTCGGCACTGCGCCGGTTAAGTCAGAAGGTGGTGCTATCTCGTTTGATGACGCGCAGGAAACATTTACTGCACGTTATACGCACGAGACAATCGCACTGGCGTTTTCAATTACCGAAGAGGCAATTGAAGACAACCTTTATGACCGCCTTGCTTCTCGTTACACCCGTGCTTTGGCACGATCCATGTCAACTACTAAGCAGATTAAGGCTGCGTCTATCTTGAACAACGCCTTTAGCACCAGCTCTCCTGTTGGAGATGGTGCCGCTCTCTGCTCATCTTCTCACCCCTCTTTGTCAGGAAACCAGCGTAACCTGCTGTCAACTGCAGCTGATCTCAACGAGACTTCTCTTGAGCAGATGTTGATTGATATTGCTGGCTTCACGGATGAGCGTGGTCTGAAGATTGCGGTACGTGGCATGAAGCTGATTATCCCGAAGGAACTGCAATTTATTGCAGAGCGAGTTTTGAACTCTAACCTTCGTCCGGGTACAGCTGACAACGACACTAACGCCATGAAGTCTATGGGTATGATCCCTGACGGTGCTGTAGTTAACCATTTCTTGACCGATACAGATGCGTTCTTCATTAAGACTGACGCACCTAACGGCTTCAAGATGTTTAACAGAAGCCCCATCAAGACTGCAATGGAAGGTGACTTCGATACTGGCAACATGCGCTTCAAGGCGCGTGAGCGTTACAGTTTCGGTGTTTCCGATTGGCGTTGTGTCTTCGGCACACCGGGTGCCTAAAAACAAAGCCGCCTTCGGGCGGCTTTTTTTGTTCCACGTGGAACATTTATGTTAGTATAAATTTTTCCTGACAGTCTCATCCTGAGGCTGACACTGGCCACGACAGGAGAACCTCATGGCTAATACTACGTTCAACGGTCCCGTCCGTTCTGAAAACGGGTTTCAAGATATCACCAAAAATAGCACTACCGGCGCTGTAACCAGCACCATGACGCTTTCTACTTACGAAGCGACCATAACCGTAGCTGATGGTGCCACCACGGGTAAAGAATCTTCGATTGGTATTCCAGATAACTTTATTCCTATGGGCGTTACAATCGCTGTTACTACAGCAGCTGCAAACTCTGTCACGCTTAATGATATCGGCACAGATGCTGATACTGACGGTTTTGTTGATGGTATTTCTGCTGCTGTAAATTCAACCGGATTTAAAGGATTTTTCCCGTGTAATGGAGTCCTTGGAATGTCTGGTGGGGCAACTACTGCGTCTACGGGCACGGCGGATGAGGTTGAGCTTGTCCTTTCGGGTGACCCTGGTGGAGATACCGTTATTGTCTGCAAGTTTTTTGGTATATCCAGCACTTCTGACGCATCCTAACGGGAGATCACCATGGCTAACTCAGACGTAAGAGCAAAACGTCTGACCGGAACAGGCTCTGCTGGTGTAGGGCCTGCTCGTATTCGTCAGATTCAAGTTTTTTCAGCATCTGGAACGCCGCGACTTACGGTGACTGACGGTAGTGGTGGCAGCACGGTATTAGATTTGGATTTTTCTGCCAGTGAGACACACTCAGTTAACATTCCTGATGAAGGCATCAAAGTGTCTGACATTTTTGTCAGTGTCTTAACTAACATTACGGCAATCACGGTATTTTTCAGCTAATGGCAACCACCAAAGACGTAAAAAGGCTTCCCTCAGGTCGTTTAAGTTATCGGGGGGAAACGTTTGCTGGTTACAACAAGCCGAAGAAAACGCCCGGCAAGTCAAAGAAAAGCGCGGTTTTGGCTAAAAAAGGTAATGAAGTAAAGCTTGTTCGTTTTGGTGACCCTAATATGTCGATTAAAAAATCGCAGCCGGGTCGTAGAAGTAATTTTAGAGCGCGTCACAATTGTGATACCGCAAAAGATAAATTTACCGCTAGGTACTGGTCATGTAAAGCGTGGTAACCATGGCAACGGAAGACGTTTTATCTAGATTGGAAAAACACGAAGCTGAATGTGCCTTACGGTATGAAAGGATTGAGGAGCGCCTAGACAACCAAAAAAAATCTTTAGATCGTTTAGACATAAAGATTTGGGGTATAGCTCTTTTAATCATAACTACACCTGTAATTAATAGATTTGTGGGGTAATTATGGCTTCTAAAGACAAAATGAGAGGGCTAACCTACCTGCGAAAAGGCGGTTCTGCTTCAAAAAAAAGTAAAGGCAGTAAAATTTGTCCCGCAGGCAAAGCGTGGGCAAAGCGTACTTTTGACACATACCCCTCTGCTTACGCCAATATGGCAGCCAGCAAATACTGCAAAGATCCGAATTACGCTAAAAAAGCTAAAGGTAAAGCCTGATGGGCGAATTAGCTGAATGGCGAAATCAGAAGTGGGTTCGTATCGACAGCAGTGGCAACATTGTTGGCGAATGTGGCACGTCTAAAGACAAGAAAAACCCTGATCGTTGTTTGCCTCTTGCTAAAGCTAAAAGTTTAAGTAAAGCAGAACGTGCCGCCACCGCTCGTAAAAAGAAAAAAGAAGGCGCAAAAGGTAAAACGGTGGTGGCTAACACTAAAGCTGCTGAAGTTAAAAAAGCGGCTGCTGGTGGTGAAATACGCAAAAATCATCGTGGCTGTGGTGCAGTCATGTCCGAACGTCGTAAAAAAACTCGTTATACGTAGGAGAAGTAAAATGCCAGGAAGTAGAGTTAATTTAGGAAATGGAGGACACAAGACCTCTAAAGGCCGTGCAATGAAAAAGGCCAAGGGCGGGGCTGTAATGGACCCTCCCGGCATGAGAGGCGGCGGAGCGGCTAAAAAAGCTAAAGGCCGTTCAAAGATGAAGCCCCCCGGCATGAAAATGGGCGGTGACCCTTTGTTGTACAAAAAGAACGGCGGCGGTCTTGAAATGACCGAAGTTGATGGTAAAAAAGTTCCAAAATATGCTGCTGACGGCAAAGGCGCTAACGATTTAATGAAACGCGGTGCTGTCAAAAAAGCCAAAGGTGGCGCACTAATGAAGAAAAAGAAGCCTACGGGCGGATGATTAGTGGCTCATTTGATAAGCAACATCCCGTATTTTAAATGCTGGGTGCGAAAAGAATTTACATGTGACCACCAACGATATCACGGTGAGTTTTTACATGCGCTTGCTATAGCGGTAAATACAATTCCAGACCGATCCTTGAGTTTTCAAGTAGTTTTTACTGGAATTACAGACACTTCCGATGACGTTGAGTCTAACGTCCACGGAGGGGCGATGTGGGCACGTATGCCAATACAAGCATTGGTAGCTGACGTGCCTTTAGATGATTGGCCGGATAGGATGGAAGACCATCTTTGTCAGCCGTGGGACTGTGAGTCTATTGATCATAGCGTGATTGTCATAGATCGCGTTAGCTCAAGCCCGTGGATAGCTAAAGTTAACCACGAGTTTTATGAAGCGCGGTATGTTATGACTATAGATTATACCGGGAACAGTATTGCAGACTCCCCTGATCAGCATAAACAGAGTCATCTGTTATATCTGACAGAAGGACCGTGGGCAGGTAATATGGTGGCATTACCCAATAACCGGGTGAGAGCTACTTCGCCCGCGTTATGGAACACTGGAGAGGGTGCGCCTGACTTTACGCCTAGTCAGTATACACATACGGCAGAAGGGCACAGTAGTTATACAGATCCAAACATAACGTTTGACAATCTGTATTCGGAAGGGGTGGAGTAACATGACTACTTCTAGTTCAACAGATTTTGAGCTTGATGTAAGTGACTACATCGAAGAGGCCTATGAACGCTGCGGGCTAGAGGTTCGCACCGGTTATGACCTTAAAACAGCAAAAAGATCGTTGAACTTGATGTTAGCTGATTGGGCAAACCGGGGTTTGAATCAATGGACTATTGAGCAAACCACTGTTTCTCTTACAGAAGGCACTGCGGAATATACGTTAGGAGCCTCGGCTATTGATGTTTTAGACGCTGTTATACGAAGAAGCGGCACAGATTTTGCGCTAGAAAGGATCAGTAGGGGTGACTATATCAACATACCCACTAAAACCACTAAAGCGCGGCCCTCTCAATTCTTTGTAGACCGTCAAATTAATCCTGTTTTAAAACTTTGGCCCGTGCCTGAAAACAGTACAGACACGGTGATTATTGATAAGCTTGTTCGCATGGATGATGCGGACACTTTTACAAACACTATGGATTTGCCGTTTCGGTTTTACCCTTGTTTAGCCGCAGGTTTAGCGTATTACTTAGCCATGAAACGGGCTCCAGAAAGAGTTCAACTTTTAAAAGCGGTGTATGAAGAAGAGTTTGACCGGGCAGCTTCTGAAGACAGGGACAGGTCTTCTTTCAACATACAGCCCTCCATGGCCTATTCTAGGATACTGTAATGGCTAAGTTTGCTAACGGAAAGTTTGCTTACGGAATATCAGATCGTTCCGGGTTTCGTTATAAGCTTAATGAAATGAAGCGTGAGTGGACCGGCATGTTAGTTGGCCCTGATGAATATGAGCCAAAACAGCCGCAGTTAGAGCCGCGTAGAAAAGCCGTTGATCCGCAAGCTCTTTTAGACCCAAGACCGCAGCCTGAAAACCCGACTAGTGCTTTTCTGGTTAAAACAACCAATAGTATTAGTTATTTAGGTAATGGTAATTGGGCTACAGCGGGGGTAGCACAGCTGCCTTCTGAACTAACTAATACAGATGCCCTGGAGGGCTCTGTAGGGTCTGTTACGGTGACAACGACATGAGTTTCACGTACGCAGAGCTAAAACAAGCTATAAAAGACTATACGGAAAACGACGAAACTACGTTTACCAACAATCTGCCTGTGTTTATTCGTAATGCGGAAGAGCGGATTTTAAAGAACGTGCAGCTTTCTGAGTTCCGTAAAAACGTTACGGGTAGCTCAACCACCTCAAATAAATTTTTAGATTGTCCTTCTGATTTTTTAGCGCCTTTTTCACTGTCTTTTGAGGTTTCGTCATCAAAAGTTTTTGTTGAATACAAAGACGTAAATTTTTTGCAGACTTTTCATCCGGACGCAAGCTCTACCGGAACACCTCGATATTATGCCCTTTTTGACAGTGGCAATTTTATTTTAGCGCCTACGCCAGATGCCGCATTGGTCGCGGAACTACACTATTTTTATCGTCCAGCCAGCTTGACAAGTCTTAGTGAGTCTAGTCAATCGTGGCTTAGTGAAAATGCGCCGTTAGCTCTTTTATATGCAAGTCTTTTGGAGGCATATACTTTTATGAAAGGGGAGCAGGATGTCTTGAGTTTGTACGCCTCTCAGCTACAAAACGCACTGGTAGCTTTAAAACAATTTGGAGAAGCCAAAGAAGTTACCGATCAATACATGACAGGCATGGTTATAAGGCCTAAACAATGAACATTGAAGGAGTTACACTATCACCGGGTATAGTTGAAGTGCACACTACTCAACACCGTGGCTTTAATCCTGAAGAGGTTGCTGAACGGTGCTTAGACAAGATTCTCAGTGTTTCAGACACTGCACCCCCTGCGATTCGGGACCAAGCAGTCGCATACAAAGATCATTTACGGGCGGTTCTTGTTTTTTATATGAAAGAGGCCGTTCAAAGCGACAGGACTACTGTCGGCAACGCTTTGCTTGATGCGGGGCATAAAGATTTGGCTGAACTTATCAGGAGATTATGACATGGCCTTTTCAGGAAACTTCATGTGT